CTGTGCTAATCGTGGTATTGCATCTAAACTGAGTTGAACCTTTGCATTCAGAACAGCATTATCAATAGCAATATTTTGTGCCAAAGGAGGAATTGCATCTAATGCCTGTTGAATTTTAGCATTTAGAACTGCATCTTCAACTGCTGTTTTTTGAGACAAACTAGCAATTTGATCTAAAGCATTATTTGCAGAAGCTGATGCTGTGTCTGCTTGATATTCAAAGTCCGTTCCAATAATGACTTGTAAGGTATCTACAGTTGAAAACAATAATTCAAATTGCTTAATCTGTTGCTGATCAGTTAAGAAATTAGCAAGTTGATCTCTAGTTAAGTTTAGTTTAGTAACCATTAATATGCTAATGCCTCAATCTGTGCTTCCAAACGAGCATAAGAAACATGAGAATCACTATCACCACGAAAGCGTTGAATTCGCCAATTTCTCATATGTCCTTGCTGAAACCATGAAAGCCTCTTTTTACGATTTCCTATAGTTCCTACTGAGATAAATCGATCTTGACTATAAGTTAAACCATCTACTGTGTAGCTTGTAGATATTTGAGGTTCAGTTCCTAACTCTACATTTCCAGTTAAACTAACGAGTTCAAGTTGCTTCATTAAAGCACCTTTTCCTTCGTTATAGACAATCAATGTACCAAACTCCCAACGTACTTGTTCACCCCAATGGTGACCAGTATCTTGTATCAGATAACCAATATTAGTTGATTTAGGATCGCCAACTAACCATTTGTCATAACACCATACTAGATTTCTTGCTCGATATTGTTCAAAACCTACGATTGTACTTACCAAAGTAAACCATACTTGAGTTTGCAATGCTTGAGAAGCTGAAGCGTCATAAACAATGGTTCTATCAGGTAAATGCACATATAAGTGTTGATGGCTCTTATCGTTTCTTGCTTCCACTTTTACTGCAGCTAATTGTGCTTCTGTATATTCTAAGAGTAAATTATCAATCTCTTGTGTACTAATCTTTTCAGTAACGGCTGCAGCTCCTACATAGATTGCAGGTGCTTCGTTTCTACCACTTCCTAAAAATGCAATTCGATCAACATAAACACAACAAGCAAAAACTCCTAGGCAACCTTTTTGTATTTGTGCTCCACTAATTACTTGAAATGGAAAAGGAATGGTCAATGCAGTATTATCATAAACTTCCATCGTATATCGATTAATTGCATAGACTTCGTTTCTTAAACGTAATAAAGAAGTAACTGGATCAGGATCAGAAATAGGTTCTTCAAATGCAAAAGCATTAATTGTAAATGGATCACCAATATCAGTTAAGAATAATCGATCACCATCCGTAATCATATATCTGCCATCAATGAAGCAGAAATCAATAATAAATCCAATAGTTACTGCTGTGTAATTTGCTTGAGTTAATGTCGTACCATTCCAAAAGAACATTTCACCACCAGAGCAAATACCTAATTCTGTAAATCCGTAATCAAATGTAACTAGATTAGAACCACCAACATCACCCAAAGTTGTGACTACACCAGTACTAGAAATCTCTACCAATTTAGTACCCATGACTCGATAGCATTCATTATTCCAATTAATGCCACCACGATCAATGCCTGGTCCTGTTCCATTTGCAACAATCCCATCTCCTGGTCGTAGAAATCCTGAACTAATCCCTGATTCTTTAGGCACAGGTACAAAATTAACTGGATAACTAGTACGCAGTTCAGGAGTGCTATCTACATAAATTCCGTTCAGAATAGGTATCTGCATTATTTTTTATTTCTTTTAGTAATAGCTTTTGCTTTAGATTTAGCATCTGCCTTTGAACTTGCACCCCAAGCATTCAATGATAAAAGCAGTCTTGTAGGTTTTCCATCTTTGTATTCTGGGCCATCATTGCCAGCCATTCTAGCTAAGAAACTTGCCCTTCTAGGATTGTCTCCAGACTTGACAGGTGGTTTTAGATTCATGCCTTCAGCTTTAGCACTAGCACGACCTTTAGCATTTAATCCACCTTTAGGGTTCTGTCCTTCTTTTCGTGCATAGGCTGGAGTTTTCATCTAAAGCCCTTAATCTTTTCTGCAATCTTTTTCGGTTGTTTTGCAAACTGTTTACCCTTTGCAGTAGCCTCTCGTTTTGCTCTAGTAGTCGCTGAATACTCTGCACTTGTTAATGCTTTGATTGCCTTTTCAGGCAAGTATCTTTCACCAGTCTCAGAAGATGGCTTACCTGATTTAGTAGTCCATTTCTGTGAACCCCAATCTTTGAGGCTTTTCTGTGGTGCTTTCATTTATAACCACCACCTTTAGCTTTGTATTCTTTTGCTAATAATTGAGCTTTTCTCGCTGACCACTCTCCTGCATCTGTTCCTTGCGTAGACTTACCTTTGATCTTCTCAAATAGTTTTTTACGCATAGTCGGCTTGGTATAGTTACCAGAAGCATTAACTGTGGACTTTGTTGCCATTATGCAGTTACAGCCTTAATTACAGCAAATGCAATAACAATCGCTTCAGATAACGAACCTAAAGAGATATTACGCACATTAATACTTGCTGAACCTGCAGCAGACTGAGCATTCAATAAATATGAACCAGCAGTACCACCACTAATATGATTCATTATTAAAATATCACCAGCTTCAATTACTGTGTTAGTTAAAGTAAAGCTTACTGTTGTAGATGCAGCCAATGCAGCACCATCTAATGTAATTTGCCCAGTAGATTTACTTAATGTAACACCTGTAGCTTTGCTAGTTATTTGAGTAACAGTTCCACCTGAACCTGTAGCATAACCATGCTTACCAGTACTTGAGATAACTTGATTACCTGTTGTACTTAGACTTGTTCCTGTAGCTGCACCTAGACTTGGAGTTACTAAAGCAGGACTAGTAAATGTTCCTGTAGTTACTGTTGGATTAGTGATTGTTGGTGTTACTAATGTTGGACTGGTAGCAAAAACTAAAACTCCTGTACCTGTCTCATCAGTCATTGCAGCTCTAAGATTAGCACTTGATGGAACTGCTAAGAAAGACTGTACATTTGTGCCATAAACTGCATCAGCATTAATCTGATACCACGAATTTGTTGGTTGATAGAATCGTATTGCAGTTGCAGTCCCTGCACCCAAAAATGATACACCACCATAGATTGCAGTTGCACCATTCAAGGCAATAGTCAAAGAAGTGATTTCTTGCGTTGTCGTAATCAATACAGTTGTGCCATCAGGAACACCAGTATTCAAAGGTAATGTAATCGTGCCACTTGCTAATGTACTAGCAGGTTGAATTAACATCCATTGATCATTACTAACAGGAGTCGGAACAGTAATATTAAATCCAGCACTAGGTACATATAAATTAACTGAAAGTGTTGGACTAGCAAAACTTTGTTGGAAGAATGTTAATAGACTTCCTATTGATGTTCTTCTTGCATCGCCATTATTCGGTGAATATACAGGTAACTGATCTCCACTAGATATTGTACTGAGTACAGGAAGTTGATTAATTGTTGGCATGATTATCCTTAATATTCTAATGGGCCATCAGGACCAGCATCCACAGGGAAATATGGTGGTCTGACAAATGGATTGTCGTATACTCGCCAAGGTTTATTTCCTGCACCTGCTGGCATAGTAGCTGGTAATTGTTTCTCTAATGGGAATGTTGCTCGTTGTAACAAAATATCATAGCCCTGTTTTGCAGTAGCTTTAGTTTCCATCATGACTACTCTGCCATAACTAGGAGCAAGTCGTATTGCTAAACTGCAAATAATTGCTTCATAGGCTGAGTCTGGTACAAGTGTTTCTTCATCTAAACTACCATCTTCAGGACTAGATGGCAAAGGGTATCCTAAACGAATGCCTTTTGCATTCCAGTCTGCGATCATCGCATCAAGCCTTCTTCTAGCTGATTCGAGTTGTTCAGGTTGCATATCAAAGCTATAGGATGCTAAACCAATTTCTTCTAAGGCAGCTTCTACGAATTGTCGTTTGCTATAGCCCATTACACTCCCATAGTTTCATTGATACGATTAAGTAAAGTAGAATCTTTCCAACGCTTATCAATTACTAAACCTATTTTATCAGCTTGTTGCACCATTTCTTCACGACTTACTGCTTTTAATGGTTCTTTTATTACTTCTTGATAAACTTCTATGCTTTGACCAATAGGTGATGGATGCACTTGCTTAATCAACTTGCGTTCTATTGCTTGTTGTTTTCTAACTTTGCGTTTTTCTAACCTCACCTTTTGCCAAGGTGAAATAGTTTTAATCTTAGTAATTGCAGCAGACTTAATCATTTTTTCATTGGTGCTTTGCTAGGCTTACCTGCAGACTTTGCAGATTTAGCAGCCATACCTAAAGACATTGCAACTGCTTGTTTTTGTGGCTTTCCTGCTTTCATTTCCATCTTGATATTCTTAGAAATGGTTTTTGCTGAGTAACCTTTTTTCATCATGACATTCTCCAAAAAGAGGAGTAGGCCAACAAAATGTCAGCCTACCCAATACATTAAGAAATACGATAAGCAATAAACGTATCTGCAGCAGTCTTGCGTAAACGGAATCTAGCTGTAGAACCAGCCGTTGCAGCAGTTGTTGCAGCACCTACGATAGTTACACCTGTATTAACTGTAATAGTCAAAACAAATGCACCTAAAGTGATAAATGTACAATCAAATGCTTCACCGATTGCCCATTCAGTTGCTAAGTCCAGATTTGCACCTGTTGGTAGTTGAAGACTACGAGCCTGCGTTATTGTTGATGTTACGATACCAGTTAAGATATTCGCAGCAGTTGCAATCATCGAACCGCCATCAGCTATATCTGCTGGAGCACCTTGAAGTTGCCAGTTGCCATCATCACTAATTACTGGTGCTACACCTACTGCATAATTTGCACCAGATGCACCAGCTTGAATAATGACTGTAGTTGCATTTGTAAATGCAGCAGATGTGTAAGTAGTATTTTCAACTACAGACAACAAGTCATTCGTT